AAAAAAGAAAAGTATTATGAGAAGAAAGGTGCTGCCATTTTAAACATTGCTACCTCGCTAGGCATCATCTAATTCCTCAGATATTTTTCCGACAAAAACCCGACAAAATCCAGAGAAAAAAGGGTCCATTTTGGGGGCCTTTTTATTTTTCCATGAAAGGTAAGATTTTCTTATAAGCCAAGCGCTTATGGGAAACGTACCAGTCCCTTATAACGGGTATACTCGATCAGCTAGCAGCTATGGGTTTTCATAGCCAAGCACTTAAGTTTGCGGAGGTTGACGGCGGGGACAGGAGGTAAAACACTCCTACAATTATTTTTAAGCGATTAGCGTAATGGGGTGTTAAAAAGATTTCAGATTTACTTTTTCAGGAAATATATCACGCTTTCTTCCGATATTATCCGATATTACAGGTAGAAAGTTGGTGTGTTAAAAATGGATATAAGATTTAATTTCAAAGTGCTAAGTATAATTGAGGAAGAATGGTTTAAATGCTATGTCGTGCAATGCTCATCAGAAAAGTTCAAGCGTATTATTAAGGCTCGCTATGACGGAAGTGTCTACATCCCAGACTATCACCAACAGCTAGCAGCTATGCCTGAATTAAACAGAACAATTCTTGATATTCAACTAGCAAGTTTCATACTGAAAAAGGAAAAACGTAAAGTATAGTAAATTTCATATTGGAGCATGCTATGAATGGTCAGCTACTCCTCTTGCTGACGAATCGTTTCTCCTTTAGATGTTAAGTATACGAAAGGCACCTCTGAGGCGAGGTGTTTTTTATTTTGAGTAATTTAACGATAAATACACATCAATAAAAAATCATCATACTTTAATGAAAGCTTTTCTTTATAATTTGAAACAAAGTAGGTGATTAAATGTTCTATTCTAATTTCTATACGCCTTTTAACTATGCTTTCTACCCTTATTTTATGCCTTCTTTTGGGCGTCCTACTGGATATGTACTAAATTCTAGTGGTGAAGTTGACAGTTGGTGGGGGAATTATCCATTGGGGCACCCTGCTAAGGCTCCAAAACTTGGGGTTGGGGGACAGACGCCTATTACAGGACCTGCCATACCATTCAGCTTTAGGGGTTACTATTGAAGTAATAAGCGTAAGGATGCTGCTTAGTCGTGTCCTTTTTATTTTGTCTAAAAACGTAAAAATATGTAATATAATCCTTTGTTCTCTTATATAATGAAAGCAAAGGGGGGATTAAAGCTATGATAACTTTAAATCAGGTAAAAAGTTTAAGAGAGAATATACAAGGGAATTTTAGTGAATTGGCAAAACCATATCACCAAAATAATGTAGGCTTTCAGATAACTAGATATGAATTAAGTGATAGAGATATTCGTGCTGGTCTTGATGTATGGTCCGATAACCGAGAAATTTATGTAACTGAAAATGGATGGGATCTCTTTCGATATGAAGATGAGACCAACTCATATCAGTACACGGGTGCCAAAATAATTAATTATTCTCATACACCTATTGACGATGAAAAAATAGTTAGCCTATTTAATGAAGAGTTTTTTACAGAAAATGAGTTAGCACAATTTACAAGAAAATATAATGAGTATTGTAGATAAATAAAGGGGCCTAGGGGTCCCTTTATTTATTTGAAAGGAAAATATATTAAAGAAAGATGAAAGTCTATTTTTTTTAGAGGTGTTATTTTATTTCGAGAAAAGATGTTAAATATTCCTTTTCTTCCGATATAATTGGGACAGGGGGTGATGAACGTGGCTATCATTATAAAAGCAGAAGAAAAATTTTTAGACGTAATAAGCAAGTTACCGGAAAGTTATACTGATGATGAATTCGTAGAAAAGTTTAAAGAGCTCTATGCAAAAGATTGGGATAAGGTAGCAAGGAGATATCAAGATCATGAGAGACAAAACCAAAACAAAAAGAAGAAGTCTCACCCAATGCCTGAACCTAAAAAATATGTTCTAAATATATCTCATAAGTTGAGAAAAAAATGATTACATAAGGCATCCTTTCGAGGATGCTTTTTTATTTTGGAGGTAAATATTAGGGATTATGAGGGAAAGACCAAAGGTTATTTAATTTTAAGGGTGCTATTATGGTATTAACAGAAAATGTTCATTAGAAAAATCTAAAGCAAGAATCATATTACTAAGTAAGAGTGCTTGCTTTAGATTTGAAAGTAATTTTATTACATCTCTTGTAATTTTGAAATCATATATTTTGTTATCTCCTCGAATTTCATATCGTTAGGGATAGAAGAGATTTCTTCATTCACATCTTTATATGTAATTCTTTTGCCTGTTTGAATTTCTTCAACAAGCTTTGGAATTACAGAGCTGACAGTTTTGTAATAAACAAGATATTCTTTTTCGTCTACAGTCACTATTAAGGTATTTACATTATTGTTATGCATCCATGCGCTCGACATTAGTTTCACCTCCTTATTTTAATTACAATATTCGACAATTAAAAGGTATTTCCTACTAATTGTTGATATAATTAGGATGGGGAGGTGAAAAGAATGGAAATGGATTTTAAATTTTTTCAAGATGCCTATTGGAAGTTACAAATAAATGGTGAGCCAGGTAGAGATATAATTGAAGACTTGCTGCCGTTTATACAAAAATTAGATCCTGTTAAAGACCATGATATTTTTTATCCGCAAGGGATTTTTAATCAGAAAGAATTAAATTTATTCTTCATTACAAAATTTACAGTGACTATGATTGAAGTTGGAAATTCTTCAAGAATCACAACTTGGAAGACAAAAGAAATTTCTAGTTGTGAACTGACAACAATTGATTATTATGAAGCTCAATTAAAAATTAATTTTAAGGATGGCAACGCTATAGAATTAAATAGTAAGTCAGATACAAGTCATACTTGGTCATCCAAATTTAAAGAGAAAATATTAGATATCTATAAAATTTTAAATTTCTAATAAACCAACAGAAGCATCCTTTCGAGGGTGCTTTTTTATTTCTATTAGGTATAAATTCACGGAAAAAAGCAACAATGTCAAAGGAGATTGTTATCTCCTTTGACTGACGTCTCATTACCTTTGTGTTTAGTATGTATTTCATGAAAAGCACCCTTCTCCATGGGTGTTTTTTATTTTGAGAAAATATGTTAAATTCCCTCTCTTGTCCGATATAATTGGCAAGGAGGAGGAGAAATATATGAAAGATTTTCTAGAGATATTAAGGTACGATTCTGAGGAATTACAAGCAAGATTTAAAAGAAGTAGTATAGAAGGGAGAGGAACCTCACAAGAAATATCAGATTTTAGAGAACATGCAGTTCAAGAATTCGTTAAAAAATATTACCCCTTTCCCTATAGAATAAGCAAAGGTGGAATATACGATAGTTATGGAAGAAGATCTGATTCAGTCGACTGTCTAATACTAAATCCAAATCATCCGCATACGGTTAATCAATCAGGTAAGCATAGCTTGATTGTAGCTGATGGGGTAGATGTTGCCATAGAAGTTAAACCGGATATTGCTAATAGACATGAGCTTCATAGAGCATTAGTTCAAGGTAGATCAGTAAAACTTTTAAGAAGACGTGTTAACACTCTTTTATTTGTGAACCAGCGTCCAGAATATATCCGCGATTTATCAAAGCAAGTTCCTTTTTTTATTTTCAGTATGAAAGCAAAAGCTGATATCGATGTTACTATACAGGAAATCAAGTCATACTATGAAGAAAATGAGGTGCCTATTTCTGAACAATTAGATGTAGTAGTAATAATTGATAAAGGAATCATTGTAAATTATAAATATAAAGAGCTTTATCCCTGGAATGCAGACTTTACAGATGAACAAAAGGGAGGATGGTTCTTTGAGGAATGGGGAGCCAACACTTTAGCAGGCTTTTTATTTCATTTAGACAGAGTCTTTGGAGCTTCTACTGATATTAATGAGAAGTTCTTGAAATATTATTTGTTATCAGAGACATATCCTTCTAGACCCGTTTAACAATAAATATTAGGAACCAAAAAGCACTTTTTATATAGGTGCTTTTTTTGTTATCTGAGTTCACCTTATAGTTAATCTATAAAAGTAAACCAAAGTTGAGCTGAAAATATAAAGAGATACTGGATAAGAATTTTTTATCTATTATAATCAAAAGAAAGGAGGGGTTTTATGGAAATTGTAATAGAAGAAATCACAGGCGTAGATACAGCAACATTAGAAGAAATGAAATCTAGCTTTAGAAAATGGATAAATGGGGATTTCAAAGAATTTATCGAGGATCTAAATTTGTCCATATTAGATAAGATAATTATCCCAAACGATTTTGGAGAAGCTGTGACTAAGTTTCAGAAGGAACATAATTTACAAGTTGGATACACAAGCAATGAAATGGGTGTTGCGGGAGGTAAGAATCTTCCCTTTGAACGAGATGGAGAAACTAGAGTAGTTATCTTTATCCAAAGCGGGGTGTTTTTATCAATATTTAATAAAGAGTTTGCACAGGGGGCAGTTAATATAATTCATCATGAATTATGTCATGTGCATGATCAATATAATAATCTTCAGATGGAAAAATTTAATGAAGGCTATTATAAAGATACGGGTGATTTACTATTTGATTTATTAAAAAAACATTCATCATGTGTATGGGATGAGTATATAGCCCCTAGATTGTCCTGTTCTACATTACCAAAAGATAGTGACTTATCTTACTTGTTTTTATTAGATTTAATTAAGGATACCGAAAATAAAGTCAAAAAAGACATAGAAGATTATAGAACCCAGGGCGATATCTCTTTACTTTTTAAAAACATACAAGAATTAACTTCCTTAACTTTAAAGATTGCAGCTACTGTTATTGGCAATCTTCATGGGTTAAACTATAACGACACTGAAGTATCTGAAGTTATTAATAAAGGATTAGAAGGCACTTTTATATTTCCAATCTGGAATGAGCTCCATGAGACATTGGAAAACTTATATCAGTCTTACCCAAATTGGAAAGACATCTATGTGTTTGATAGTTTAAATAATCTTATTTTGAAATCATGGAACGAATTAGGGGTATTTCCTGAAAATCGAGGCCAAGGTCTTTATGTAAATGTACCTTAATAAATCTAAAAAATGCATCTTTATTGATGCATTTTTTTGTAAATGAAGTATTTTAAACTTTAACTAATGGAGGCGGTGATGATGTAAATGGCTAAGGGGAAGTATGAGAAATGGAGAACAGAAGAAGGCCTTGTATTGCTTGAAGGATGGGCTAGAGACGGTTTAACAGATGAACAAATAGCTCATAATGTGGGTATTAGTCGTTCCACTTTAAACGATTGGAAGAAGAAGTACCCGGACATTTCGGACGCCTTAAAAAAAGGAAAAGAAGTAGTTGACCTTCAAGTTGAAAATGCTTTGTTAAAACGAGCATTAGGTTATGCGTATGAAGAGGTCACTGAGGAGAGTCAGTGGAACGAAAAAGCTAAGCGATACGAGCTTGTAGTTACAAAGAGAGTTAAGAAACGACAGGCACCTGATACGACCGCTCAAATCTTTTGGTTGAAAAATCGTCGTCCAGATAAGTGGAGAGATAAGCAAGATTTTGAGCATACGGGTGATATGGATTTAAACATTGTCATTGATTATGGTGAGGACAATGACTAAGGTAGTTGTTGGATTTAATAAAGGGTTTAAAAAGATTAATGATACTAGAAAACGATATCGCTTATTTAAAGGGTCTGCTGGTTCTGGAAAATCTGTTAACATCGCTCAGGATTTCATTCTTAAGTTAATGGACCCAAATAATAAGGGAGCAAATTTGCTTGTTGTTCGTAAAATAGATGCTTCTAATAAGGATTCAACTTTTGCTGAGTTAACAGCTGCTGTTGAGCGAGTTTGTGGAGCTAAGTGGCAAAGTTATTGGAAGGTTAAGCAAAGTCCTTTGGAATTAGAATGCTTGATTACAGGTAATAAAGTTATCTTTCGTGGAATGAAGGATGTCAATGAACGAGAAAAAGTAAAGTCTATTAACTTCTCACGAGGCAAATTGACTTGGATATGGATTGAAGAAGCAACAGAGCTACAAGAATCAGATGTAGATATCCTTGATGACCGGCTAAGGGGATTGTTGCCCAATAGAAACCTGTATTATCAAATGACATTTTCTTTTAACCCAGTAAGTGCAAACCACTGGATTAAGCGTAAATACTTTGATATCGTACACCAAGATATTTACACATATTCAAGTACTTATCTTGAAAATCGTTTCATTGATGAAGCTTATCACAGACGTATGATGCTACGTAAAGAACAAGATCCAGAAGGTTATAAGATTTACGGGTTAGGGGAATGGGGAGAGCTTGGTGGTGTTATCTTATCCAATTACTCCGTTCATGATTTTGATATTGCTTTTGAACGATTTGATTCTATGCACCATGCCCAGGACTTTGGTTTTAACCATGCAAATGCTTTACTCACGGTTTCTTTTAAAGACGGTGAGCTTTTTGTATGCAATGAACTCTACGTACACCAAATGGATACAAACGAGATAATTGAATCTGCTAATAAAAAACAGGTCGTTAAAAGTCTGCCGATGTACTGTGATTCAGCTGAACCTGACCGTATAAAGATGTGGAGAGACGCTGGCTATAATGCAATACCTGTTCATAAGAATCAAGGTAGTGTAAAAGCTCAAATTGATATTCTTAAAGGATTAAAGATTCATATTCATCCTTCATGTGTGAATACGATCAAAGAAATTCAACAGTGGAAATGGAAGAAGGACCCGAAATCAGGCCTTTACCGTGATGAGCCAGTCGAGGTATTTGACGATGCAATGGCTGCTCTTCGATATTCAATTGAACCATTACGAGTTAACCAAGAATACAGCAATATCATGCTACCTACTATTGGTGGATGGAAAATGAAGGGAGTGAACGAATGAATATTATTGACCGTTATCGAAGTTGGAATACAAAAAAAAAGACTAGAAAATACCTTCAAAATATAAGCCGTGCTATTAATTCTCGTTTGGAAAGTGGAAGACAAACACAAGAAAAGTGGGAAAAGCAATTCTCCTGGTATGAGGGGATTATGATTCATCGTAGTGAGTTTCGAAATAAAGATGTTATGGAAAGTTTGAAGCTCATTCGTGATTTAAATCCAACAGCATCAATGGCTATATGGAACTTCCTTCGATTATCCAATACAGGTCATGAGCTTGAATGCTTGAAGCCTACAGGTTCAAAGGATAAGCAAGGATTAGATTATATTAACAGTCTTGCAAAACGTGTAGGAGCTTTATATGGTGGTGGTACTGATCAGTTAATTAATGTGTTACATCTAACTGCTTTTACTCAAGGAGCCATTTGTTTAGAGGTTGAACTGAATGAGGGGTTAAATGATGTCGTAGATTTTCATGCGGTTGATCCTACCTCTGTAGATTTTCGGAAGGATAAAGAAACAGGTGAAATCCAATTAGTACAAAAACAGTCCGATGGTACATACAAAGTGCTAAACCGAGAGCAAGTGTTT